TTGAACATCTCATCATCATCAGTAACACAGATGAGATAGTTAGCACCACGACGCATGATTTCACCTTCCTGGTTACTCTCAATACATCTAATCATGTCACCAACAGCAAAGATTTCTTCGTTGATGTACTTCTCTCTCAACTCTCTTTCATATCCAGCAGTTCCAAAATCAAACGATGATTTGATAGGAGCATATGTAGTATAAGAAAGTTTTTTCTCCCTATCAGTTTGAGGTCTGTCTTGCTTTCCAACTTGTTGACCTTTATTATAAAACTCTAAACTACCACCAACAGTTTTAGCAACAAACTCACCAGTTTTTCTATCGTACCAACTTCCTCTGTTTTTGGCATTACCTCTTACAAGTCCCAGTCTTGCCGCCTGGAACTCGGCATTGTTCTTCAAAGCAGAAAAGGTTTTCATTATTTCTTTAATTCTGAACTAATCACGTTCTTATTAGTAGCAATATACCGAAGAACGTCGTCTCGTATCTTTATATATTTATCCTTTGACTTACCCTTACATCCATGAGATTTCTTAGTCAACGTGCCATAAACATAGGCAACGAAGTCTCTGTACTCCGTTCCCTTATAGTCTGATATAAGTTGCCTTATGTAATCACTCATAAAACTAAAGGGGTCTGAAAAATCAAACCCCGGTATCTTTTAGTATTTAGTGAAAGAAAACTGAATTATCACCTTCACCTTCTTCTTCAAGTGCTTTATCTAAAATATTAATCGCATCACGAATAAGAGCAACACGAGTAGAAGGAAATTTTATTGAGTCGTCCTTAGTATGTAAAAATAAAGCATAACGAACAGCATTTGCTTGTTCACAGGTAAGTTCAATGTTCATTTTCATTCTCCTTTTGCTGAATGTTAAATTCTCTCTCGATTTCTTTATCCAACTGTTGTGATAATTTTCTAATTTTTAGAATACGTTCATCGGAGAAGAAACCTGGATGACCTTTTGTATGCATGAAAAGAGTGTGTCGTAAAACAACCGCGTCATGCATACACATTTCAAGATTGATCACAGATCATCAACCTCACGGTTCTCGGAATAATATACATCAAACTGACCACCTGGGTAACGTTTTTCAAGTTTCTTCACGTTACGCGCAACAACCTCATCAAAAGGAATACCAAGTGCCATACACGCTTGGGCAACATACCACATCAAATCACCAAGTTCAATGATCAGATGTTCTTTGTTATGATCATCCCAAGGTTTTCCTTGAAAAATCATCTTCTTGATAATTTCAAGAAACTCACCACCTTCTGCGTTAATGCCAACACCAGCAGTCAGAAGACGTTCAATGTTTGCACCCTTTTCGTCCAGTTCAACTAGACGATCAGAAAGAGCAACGAAATCGGTAGATGCATCAGAAGTGACAGCATCAACAAACTTTTCGTAGCGTTCAAAATCAACTTGCTTAGCCATTAGAATTTAAATCCTTTGAATGATTTTTAAATTTCTCGTCTTTATTATACACCCAGTTTTTCTTAAAGTCAAGAGGGTAGGCGTTTATTTTTTTGTCTAGTAAACCAAGTAGCCATTGTATATCTGTCCCCGTTCAAAACTTTTTTAACACCGTGAATATGATCAGAACCTGATGTAAAAATTGCTAGTCTACCTACTTTAGGTTCTATAGAAAAATTATGCTCAGGAAAATATGTTTCTCCTCCAGTGTAATCATCATTCAAATAAAGAACTGAGGAGTAGTCTCTATACGGACAATAATGAGGAGTTTCTGGTTCATGAATAAAATAATTATCAGCATGAGGATCAAGTTTCATACCAGATCCCCAATAGACCAAATTAGTAAATTCTAAGTAAACATATTCCTCTTGAAAAAATTCAGAACACAAAACACATATTTTACTGTGTATATAATCTGTTAATTTTTCAATACTCTCATCATAGGTTTTAACAATTCTACTATCCCAAAATCCTTTATCAAAATTATTTGGAGAATTATTTTTTTGATATTGAATAAGTTTATTACAGTTGGATTCTGACAAGAAATTGTCCTGTAAAAATATTGGTTTCATCAGAACTTAAATCCATCGAAAGATTTTTTAGGTTTATCTTCTTCAGGAACGTACTCCTCATCTTGTCCAGAATCCATTATATTATCCTGTGCTGTTTGCTCACAATCATACAAACGCATTTTAGCACGGTCAATACCAACAATAAACCTTTTGAAGACAGTAGGATCATTGTATCGGTTTTTTAACTGCTTCACCATTATCTGACCAAGTTGTTCAAGTTCCTCAGTGCTAATAAGGGCAAACATAAGATCAGCAGTAGCAGGGAGACCAAAGGACTCTGAAGTGTCAGTAATGTCAACGTCAGAGCTACCATAACCAGAACGAGTGGTCTGGGTGGCAGATACGATAGGGACCTCGGCTTCGACAGCCAACCCTCTAAGCTCCTCTGCAATAGCCTTAATATACGAATATGAATTGACAGAAACACCAGACTTATATCTGCTGGAAGCACATATATTAAGGTAATCAATGAAAATAATATCAGGTCTAAATGACTTCTTAAGTGCAAGTTCATTAAGAAGTGCCTTAAAGTGTCCACTGTGTGCACTCGCAGTTGGATACTCTTTAATTATAAGAGTGCCCTGCGTTTTCTTAGAAAGATTTGTCACTTTGTTTTCAAACATTGACTTTGGTAAGTCAGTCAAATCTTGAATAGGAACATTCAGGAGGTTCGCGTCAATTCGTTCAGCAATCTTCTCTTCTGCCATCTCCATTGTAATATAGAGAACGTTCCGTCCTTGGAGCAGCACGGAGCTAGCGACGTGGCACATGAATAGAGACTTGCCGACGCCTGTACCAGCAAGCGCGATGTTAAGAGTCTTGTTAGGTAGACCACCTTTCGTGACTTTGTTAAAGTATTCGAGATCAAACGGGATCTTGTCCTCTTTCTTGTGATAGAACTCATATCTTTCTTCGTAGTTTTGTAAGTAGTCATGTCCAATATTGTTGTCAAACGAAACTGCCAGTGCATCAGAAAGAATGCTAGGAATAGCATCCCGAGTCTTCTTATCATCTTGCCCATCAGCAATGCCGATTGATTCCATCAAAGCAAGATAAATGGCACGATCACGACACCACTTTTCAGTAGTATCTAGCAACCATTGATGATCCACAGGAGCATCAGTCAGTTCTGAAGTTAGGTTTCTAGTTTCTCTGACTTCTCCCTCATTGAGATCTGTGCGATTTTCAATCTCAATGCATAGTGCCTCTACTGAAATGGCAGAACCATAGTTCACAATGAACGAGGATATTTCTTCAAAGATAACCTTATCAGAGCGTTGCTCAAAGTAATCAGGTTGAATAAACGGAATTACTTTACGAGAATACTCTTCATTGAAAACAAGGTTCCTAAGAATAGTTGTCTCAATTCGTTCCATCATTTGTAATGTAGATATGTGCTCAGTAGATATTTTGTGCCACTGATAGGAGGGTTACCCCTATGTGGAAACATCCATAGTGGTGGAAACACGACAAGTGTTCCCTGTTTTGGTTTGATCTCTAAGTTGTCAAAGACGGTTTCACCACCCTCTTCAACATCATTCAAGTACCAAAAGAAAGACAAGAACCTACGTGCTGTAGCATAATCTGCCACATCAACGTGGGTATCAAACCTCTC